AAAGAAATTTTTGTTGAATTAAAAAAAATATCTTATTCAAAACAGTATGCGTTAAATGTTTTTGACAATACGACCACAACATCAGTATCTACAGCAACAAGAATAAATGTTGAACTTATTAAATCAAGTAATAATTATTGTAATAGTAGTGGAAGTATGGTTTCTCGTAATAGCCGTATTTCAAACTCGACTAGATGCGATGACAGTGCTGGTGATGGTAGAGATGCTTTTGCTCCTAACGTTGGGACTAAAATATTTAGTGTAAGTAGTGGATCTGCACAGACAGATGATGCTGTATCAGGTTCATATAACTATAACATCAGTGTAAACGGAAATAATTCTAGTGGTAGAAAGAACTTATATTTTCGTATAAGAACTACAGGTCAATCAGTACCATACACAACTGGTTCAGGAGAAAACCAAGAAACTACTTATCAAGCAAGATATACAACAGTATTTGATTTATTACATGGTGGAGAAGGTTGGCAAACAAATGACTTTTTTTATGTTTGGATGAAAGATGGTTATTACAAGGTAACTATAGAAAGTACCAGTACTTCAGTTGTTCAGGCAAACCTTGCTTTAGTAAGACCACAACCAACACCATTTGATACAGAAACAACTATTACTGCTGAAAGTATTCTTGGTGATATTAGATCTCAATTAATAAGTGAGGGTATTTCTGCTTCTGATATATCAATTGTTGGTGTAGGACTTCATATAAAAAGGTCATCTGCATTTAACGCTTCTACTCCGGTAGGAGAATTATTAAATGTAGTAGCTAGTAAAGTAAATGATGTAGGAGATCTACCTTCTCAATGCAAGCATGGAATGGTAGTTGAAGTTGTAAATAGTACTGCTGATGAAGATAATCACTTTGTCAAATTCTTTGGTAATAACGACAAAGATGGTGAAGGTACATGGGAAGAGTGTGCTAAGCCCGGGAGAAAGATAAGACTAAAAAGATCAACCATGCCAGTACTTCTTATAAGAACTGCTGATGGTAATTTTAGATTATCTGAATTAGACGGATCTACTTACACAATCTCAGGTACTCAATACTCTGTTCCACAGTGGGATGATGCTTTAGTTGGTGATGATGTAACTAATCCTGAACCTTCTTTTATAGGTAAGAATATTAGCAAGATGTTGTTTTTCAGAAACAGATTTGCAATACTTGCCGATGAAAATATAGTTATGTCTCGTCCCGGAGACTTTACTAATTTCTTTGCTAAGTCAGCTATACAGCTAATAGCTAGTGACCCGATAGATATTGCAGCTAGTTCAGAATATCCAGCAATTATCTACGACGGGATACAGGTAAATACAGGATTAGTTTTATTTTCTAAAAATCAACAGTTTATGTTGACTACAGATAGTGATGTATTCAGTCCTACTACAGCTAAAATCAATGCTCTTTCTACTTACAACTTTAACTTTGCAACTAACCCTATCTCTCTTGGTACTACAGTAGGTTTTCTAGATAATGCCGGTAAGTTCTCAAGATTCTTTGAGATGGCTCAAGTACAGAGAGAAGGAGAACCACAAGTAATAGAACAAAGCGCAGTAGTTTCAAGACTATTTGAAAAAGATTTAAAACTTATATCTAACTCAAGAGAGAACTCAGTTATTTTCTTTAGTGAAGAAGGTACATCTACCTTATATGGATATAGATATTTTGACCAAATACAAGAAAGGAAACTAGCTGCTTGGTTTAAGTGGACATTAACTGGAACTATTCAGTACCACTGTATGCAGGATGACAACTTATATGTAGTTGTAAGAAATAACGGTAAAGATCAATTACTTAAGTATGCAGTCAAAATGGACTCTAATACTTTTGCTTTAGCAGAAAACAGAGTACACCTAGATCATTTAATGTCAGTAAGTGGTTGGAGTTATAACGCTACAACAGGTAAATCTACAAAAGCTAAACCAACTGGATTAGAAAGTTCTGCTCAACTAGCAGCTTACGATGTAGATGCAGGTAATAACTTAGGTAGATATGGTCTGATCACTATTAATGGAAGTAATTTAGAACTAGATGGTGATTGGTCTGGAGAAACATTTCTGATTGGTTACCAATACACTATGGAAGTAAAGCTTCCCACTATCTACTACCTAACTCAAAGCGGTCAAAACTGGAGAGCTGATACTAGAGCTAACACTGTTATACATAGAGTTAAGTTCGGTTTTGGTCCTATAGGTTTATATGAAACAACACTAAATAGAATTGGAAGGTCTGACTATACAGAAATATTTGAAGTATCTAGTGCTAACCAATATTCAGCAAATACAGGAGCAATTGTTAACGACAATATTTTAAGATCAGTTCCTGTTTATGACAGAAATATAAACGCAGCATTAACTATTAAATCTACACACCCAGCTCCAGCGACAATACACAACATGACGTGGGAAGGAGTTTATACAACTAATAATTATCAGCGTGTCTAAATACATTCACCCAGCAACATTGGAAGCTGCTCTTCGAGTGGCTTCTAATTTATTACCCGATGACTATCGGGAGGTTACAGAAGGTCATGGACATGACCCTTTAAATGCGCTGGTCGTAGGGTTTCATAACTGCGACTCAGTTTATTTTGAAGTGCCAAATGGCGAGATAGCAGGCATGGCAGGAGTTCACAAAGGTGGACAAATCTGGATGCTTTGCACCCCAGCTATCTACGACTACCCTCATACCTTTGCTAGAGAAGCAAGACGGTATGTGAATGCAAGAACAGAAAAGTTACTGTGGAATATTGTTGACGAAAGAA